CCGACCCGTCAAACCGCAGTGAGTTGTTAATATCAAATGTGCCAATACTACCAGACGCCTCACCAGTGCTGATCACACCAGTTGAACGAACTTCACCATCAACAATAGGACTTGCGCCGATTAGACGACTAATAGGTTTGCGTCTAGCCATGATTAGGTGATATCTTCGTAAGCAACCAAGACATTCAACGCACTAGAGTCAGACTGAACAACAATACTTTGATTTTGATTTACATAGATAGAAGATCCAATTGCATCCAAAGTAGATTTCAATGGCACTTCAATATCATTAATAAAATTATAATCTGTAGTATTATCTCTAAAAATAACATTTACCAATGCATTACCACCATCACCAGCAGAATCAGCTTGGTTAGAAATCAAAATAGTGTTTACTTTAAATACATCAGTTGCACTGGTGTTCACCGCAAAACTAGCAGAGTCATTTGATGCAATAGATGCAGCATCTGTTTTACCATTAATACTTGTTACATTGACAATATTTACTGCCATTTATTTAACCTCCAAATACAATTGCCATTGCAATCGCATTTCCTGTTGATGCTACTGAACTATCAATCTTAGCGGATGTTACTGATCCATCTGGAACAATAGTTGCAATATTGTCTACCACAGAACGAATAGTGATTTCGTCATTCAAGTCTGCGGCAGAAACCAAAGTAATCTGATTTGCATTATCAATACTATAGTCAGTTGTATGCTTGAGTAGCACACCGTTTTTATAAACTTCTGTGAAACTATCTGTAGTCTGAATATCATCTAGACCACTAATTACTGTCTGACCAGAAGTCATTACTCTGCGTTGAGTAAATCCGCCCACAGTAAACTTTTCAATGCCAATAGACCTATCTGCGATAGTAGCACTGACTGATGTGATTAGATTAGAATTCTTTCTAGCCATTCATTCGACTCTCTGTGTATTTTTAACTATTTATAATATTGATTATACCATTCAATTGTCTGATTGTATTTCTATTAATTCCCATGACTGTGTTTCTTCATTCCATGAATACATTTCATCAGAATCAGATTCTGGCATAGGAGTTGGCGCTTCCCAACAGCAAGTATCTTCATTTAATACCCAAGAATTATAAGGTTTAGAAGATATAAAAGCATCTCTAGCAGAATCGTAAGTGTATCCTATGCCTGCATAGTTTTTTCTAAAAGGTGTTCCTCCTAATAGATGCTGACCTGCCATTGTGTTATATGAAGTTCTTTTGCAGATTTGACCAAGTTTTTCTCCGTAGTAAACTTCCCAGTCAATACCGTCTTCGTTTTCTTCTTTACCGACAATGACCTGAGTCACTATATTATTTGAATCTAAAAATGCGTAATGTGCCATATTAACTAAACGATACCGTATCGGTCCCTGCTGTGAATGTTGTAACTTTATCTGATCCGACGGTAGTTGTGGATGAGGTTAAACCCGCTCCTACTGTAATAGTAAGAGAACTTGGATATCTGAGGATAACAATACCAGATCCACCAGCACCGGCATAAGCACCTCTTCTGCCTGCTCCTCCGCCTCCTCCAGTATTAGCTGATCCAGCACCTCCGGCTGTCGTACCGACTGCTGCATATCCACCACCACCAGAACCTGCACTTCCGTAATTATTTAGATAGGATGAAGCGGCTCCACCGCCACCTCTCGTAACAGAAGATCCGGTAATAGTAGATGCTAACCCGGACCCTCCAGATCCTGCCGCACTTGAGGTAGCGTTAGTACCGGCAGTACCAGCACCACCGCCACCTCCACCCATAAAGTCTGATCCAGGTTGCAAACCATCTCCGCCAGCAGTACCTTGACCAGTTGTACCTAGGCCACCCGGACTTCCGTTATAATAATTCTTTCTACCACCGCCCGATCCTACATCTCCATCTACGGTTCCTTCATTATTACCTCCCCCTCCACCTAAAGATATAATAGAAGCAAATATAGAATTATTTCCGTTATTCCATGAGCCACCGGTATTAGGAGGAACAGCCCCACCAGCACCGACTGTGACAGTGTAATCTGTGCCAAGAGTAATTGCTAACGGAGACTCTAAAGAAGAACTACCACCTGAATAGGTATCGCCTGAGTAAGAATTTCTATATCCTCCTGCTCCACCACCACCAGAAGAAGCACCGGCGGCGTCATCAGCACCACCAGAACCACCGCCGGCGATAACTAAGTAAGAAATAGTAGGAGGCAAAGCACCACCAACACCTAAACCCATATTAAATGTACCCGGAAACATTACACATTACCTGTCATTGCAATATTATTGATAACTACTGTAGCACTATCAAATACCAAACCTGAAATAATAGTATGTTGAGTTGGACCCGACCAAGTAATAGTAGAAGAGTCACCATAGTAAATACTAATACCTGAACCACCTGCGAATGTAATGCTTCTATCTGAGTTAGCATCTCCATTATATGCCATAATAGAGAATCCCATTCCGTCAAGTGTTCCACCTGAGGTACCAGTAATTGTTAAGGTATTTGTTGCATCTACAATAGAAGAATTACGATTCCACCGAGCAATATTACCTTGAGACAAGTCATAGGTAACAGAATTACTATTAGCAAGTTCTACTAAACTTACTTTGGCATATCCTGTAATATCAATATTTGAACTTGATACTGGAAGTGATGCTAAGTTATCTGCTTTACTCATTCTCGATTATCTTTCTATAGTTTTTTACTATTTAGTCTGCTGGTTCAATAGTAAGCTCTCCAGCTTCTACTAAAGCCATGATTTCTTTGTAGTGACGGTTTGCGGGGTCTAGGGGGATAAATGATATTTTCCCGTTTTTTAAAACCTTAATTATTTTTGGTTCACCACCAGTGTCTTCTGCGATATACTTTGCATCTTCTTACATTGTCGTTTCCTCTCTTATAACTCTGCCTCAAAATCATACAGCCAGTTGTAAGCACGATAAGTCCCATTACTTGAAACACTTACTCTTGAAATGTACCCATCAGGATTTGTGTTAATAATAATCCCAGAGCAATTTACATAATCAGGAGATGTAATTTCAGATGCGGTTGGAGCTGTTCTCATTTTTACAGGAAACGCAAAAGTACTATTAAACCCCAAGGTCATTGAAGAAATACCGTATTTATGACCGACAGAACCGTCATCCTGTACAGTAGCATCATTAGGCTTAAAGTAATACCTCTGACACAAAGCCAACTCTTCAGCATAAGACCGATGCTCGAATGGTGTAGCAGTATCACCTAGCTCTAGTTGAACTGCTGTGATTTCATACCATACTAATCCTGAAGATGAAGTGTTAAATAGGTCAGAGAAAGCAAAACGAGCCCCTATGTTCTTTACTGTTGATGCGCAGGTAATCGTTTTTGTATACTTAGTCCATGTTGTAGGATAAGACCCGTTGCTGATAAAAATGTCATTTGTTCTATCGGCGCCAGTAATACCAAAATCAGGATCTATCGTGTCATATTCAGAAAGTTGCATAGAAAATTCATTAGACCCTGCTATAGTAGCATTACTAAATTTTATCCAAAGGCTAAGAGTAACAGTTTTTCCAGCAACAAAATCACAGTTGGCATGCTCAACAATTTGACCAAACGCCATGCGGGTACCAGATCCAGCTTCGCTTGTACTCGATGAAGTAACCCTAACCGCTTTTGTAGTAGGCACAGAACTGTCTGTTACTGATACCTGTTGATGTCCCGCCTGTTGAAACTGACCGGGATTCCATCTATCTAATGTATAACCATTTGCGTTGGCTGTAACAAATGTACGGATTGTCCCGTAACGCTGTGACACCTGCATGGCACCATTGATAATCAGGTTCTTGCGACCACCGATCTGACCAACATTTAGCTTTTCTGCTGTAATAGCACTGGTGCCAATAGCATCAGAGTCTATTTGAGAACCATTCTTAATTAAGGTAGCAATATCGTTTGCTCTTGTGCCCATTCTTTATACTTTCCTTAAATGAAATCTTTATATGTATTTATAATCAAGCACTATCACCTTCACCTGGAATAATATAGTTAATAGTGCAACCAAAGTCACTATCCCCTATAATATTCAAGTCAAGTGGATCAGGCTCTACAGTAATTCTTTCAAACAGTGCATTCGTATCTGGATCCTTGAAGTCAACAATAGCCTTACGAATAATAGAGGAATCAGAAATAGGACCAAAGAAACTTGTTTTTACTTCAAAATCTAATGTATATACAATCGTTCTTCTGTTTTCTAACTGACCTTCATAATCATCACTATAAGAAATACCAATCAAAGAAATAGGAATATCTTCTGTAATGTCTGCATAATCAGCAAATGGTTTCATAGTGATAGTATAAGAAGGATTGAAGAATGGTAGAATCTGTTCTAATATTTGAACAGCATCTTCATTTGTCTTTGCTAGGATATTCAATTGAAAGTTCAGAATGTATGGAACAGAAGTAAAGAACTTTGTTCTTTTTGTTCTATCTGTAGACACATGCTTTGTGAAGTTATTCATCTTTGGTAATTGTCTAGTAGGATCAAAATACAAAGCAGACATTTCAAAAGACATTCTAGGCAACTTGATTGCTAACTTAGCATCAGACATATCTTCAGTTTCACGAATACGCTCCAAAAACTTCTGCTTAGGAGCATAACTCAAAGGAACTTTCATCTGACTGATAACAGCACCAGATGAGTCTTTTCTCAGAACATAAAGATTGTTAAACAGTGTACCAAAGACTGCTACACACTTTCTAATCTTTTCGTGATAGAAATGCTGTTGAAACATATTAGGTCACCTCTCCAAATGGATTTCCTTCAGAGAAATCTAAGAAACTATCTGCTTCTGTTTCAAAGTCATCATTCTGACTAAACACCTGCTGTAGTTCATCACCAATAGAATTGATTGTTTTGGTAATATTTGTCTCAGTAGATGTAATTGTAGTACCTGCTGAGAATGTTCTCCACTTACCATCTGTAGAACCTACATGTGCAACTTCTAAAATATTTGTAGAAGCATCCCAATCTACAATCTCTGCTATCAGTTTAGTTCCAGCATCAGCATCTACAACATACTCAATATTTTCACCAAGTTCAAATCCATTAGAACTAGAAGCGGCAAGTGTCAGTTTGATTCTATTACCCAAAGACTCCGCTTCATCAATAACTTCAATACCTGTATCAAAGTCTTCATCACCATATTCAAACAATTCAACTTCCATTCTGAATGTAGGCAAGTCAGACATTTGATAGAATGGTCTATCATCAATAACTCTCATAATTTCAAAGATTTGATCTGATAATGGTAGATAAATTAAGTCACCTTCTCTAGGTCTATCATAGTCTACATTATATCCTACAAGTCGTTCCCAGACCCTTCTAGAAACATGTAGTGTTGCTCTATCACGGATTTCTACGCCAAACTTAGAGAACAGTTCTTGGTCACCATCAAATGCATCCAAGTTTTCTAAATACATTTCAACAGTATAAGCATCATCAAACCTAGATACAACATCTTCACCAAAGATTTTATCTTCAGCGACAAGTGTTCTAGGTAAATATTCTACATCTTGACCATAAATCTTTATTGACTCTATGATAATATTTTCATAGAGGTCTTGTTCTGATCTTACTGTCTGTGATATGTATGGATTTCTTGGCATTGTTTATCCTAAATTGCATATCTTATAACTACGATACCAGAGCCACCAGCCCCTCCGTTGTCCGCAGCTGAGTTTGTGGCTGTACCAGCACCACCGCCTCCAGTGTTGGCCCCTCCATTGGTTCCTGGCCCAGTTCCAGCAGTATTTCTTCCATTTGTATCTCCGCTTCCTGCGCCACCGCCTTTACCGCCAGTACCCGTAGTTCCACCATTGTAGTAGACACCAGCTCCTCCACCGCCATAATAATAGTCGCCCTGCTCAAAATTAGTTATTTGAACACCGTCACCACCATTTCCAGCAGTGCCAGAGGCGGCATCAGTACCATCAGCAGCAGCACCAGCACCACCGCCGGTAGAAAGGTTGGCAAACCATTGGCTGCTACCACCATTATATCCGGCATAGACAGCTCCAGTTATTCCCGCTGGAAAAGTCGGTGCGGTCCCAGTTCCACCAGAACTAGTCAGATTAGGGTTGTTTGCCCCAGCTCCACCACCGTTGGCTCCGTCTTGTCCAGTTCCGGGATAATCAGTATAAGAACCACCACCGCCACCTCCGGTTGCAGTTATACCAAAAGCTGTGGTTGATCCGCCGTTGTTACCGGGAAGGTTGACTCCACCACCTGTTCCACCAGCACCAACTGTAATGGTGTGGTTTCCAGCAGTCAGAGTAACGCCCGAGCCACTGTGAGTGGTACTTGTGAGCATAACAGCCCCACCACCTCCACCACCAGAAATTCTCGCTCCGGCTTCACCACCACCACCGACTAGAAGAACGTCAAACGTCCCTGCTGTAGTTACGGTGAAAGTTCCGTTACTAGTAAACTCTCTAAACTGATACAGTTGACCATCAATAGTTTCTTGATAAGAGTTATCACCACCAGTACCTACGCCGTAAGAAACGGAGGCGGCGGAGGCAATAAAAGGTAAAGGAGCATTAAAGAATAAAGACATATTTTATCCTACAAAAAAGTCTACAGGAAGTTCGTGCGTCAATCTCATCTGCTCTCTTAGTCTCTCCAGTTCTTGTGTCGCATCTTCATATAACTGTCTGCCGTTTAGCTGTACACCACCAGGAAGTTGCATACCTTCAAACTTAATCAGATTAGCGCCCCACTGCTGTTTAATCAACTGAGTTAAATATTCTTTCAGCGAAATATCATTGTATATATCCGTGTGCGTATCAGGATCAATATACTGATATGTCTCAAAGACAACATAATCATTCTCTTTGATATTACCAGATTCAAACTCACCGTGAATATAGATACGATTCTGATTTCTGGAGAATGTAATCAAAGGTGATCCATTCAACTTGTTATTGATTATAGAAACATACTGCTGCATCTGTTCATAGTATGCTAAATCACCAACATAGGTATTCAAGTCATAAAGATCATTCAAAAACATTTGATACTTCAGACCAAAGAAACTAGAGGAACTTAGACCCGAATCAATAGGAAAGATTTTCTGAACAAATAAAATATTATCATTGACAGAAATGTATTTGTTTGTTACATCATCAGCAGTAACCTGATGCTTCAGATATGTCTTTACCAAAGCATCAGAATTATATTCACGGTAGAACTGTAATGCTTCATCAACTCTATCTTCAAGTTGCTCTTCATCAACGTTGATTTCAATGACAGGCGCACCTAACTTTCTCAAGCAGTAGTCAATTAAACCTTGTCTAGTAGATGGATTAGCCATTGTTTATCCTTAGAATGTTAAGCTAGAGTCAAGAGATATAGACGAAATAACCAAATCATCAGCATCAAATACCATACCACTAATAATAGCCATTTTTTGAGAAGATACGGTAACTACGTTAGTTGAACTAAAGTGTAGTGTATCGCCTGTATCTGCTTGTACAGTCAAAGTTCTATCACTGTTTACATCATTATTAAATGCCAAGATAGTAAATGCAGTGCCAATATATGGTGTTAATGCAGCGTTACCAGTTGTTCCAACTACTAAGTTTTGATTAGTGTTAAACGTGACCGTGCCAGTGTTACCAGAATCGATGTTAAATCTAATATCACTAGCACCAATAGTACCAAAGCCTTTATTGTTTGGAATACCAACACCGCTATTCAGCGTAAGATCGCCGCTAATACCAGAAGTTGTTTCAATACCACTATTAGTAACTTTCAATCTTTCACTACCACCAGTGACAATACTCAAAGTATCAGATGCATCAGAGAACAGACCAGTATTTGCATCACCAAGCACAGAAGGACCGGGGCTACTAGCAGAAGTGCCATCAATAACAGTAGTTGCTGTATTGAGAGTAGTACCAAGTACTGTACTTCTTACACTAATCAAGTCTGAATCATCAAGTGCGTCTACCATATTAATTTGAGTAGGTGAGTTGATTGTATAGTCTTGTGATGCACCCTGTCTCAGCAATACACCATTCTTGAATACATCAGTTCTGGCAGTATTAATTGCTTGAGTGAGTGTTAGTATAGTAGCACCACCAGTTACAGTTGGGAACTGCTCAACATCTGTTGTACCTACACCAATCTCTACTGGGTCGCCGAGATTAATATCAATCGTATCAGAATCAAGTGCATAGTAAAGTGCTTGGAAGATACCAGTTGTAGGTTGTGTTCCAGTTGGCACGCCAGAAGAATCACTCAGGTAATAATAGGAATTATCTGAGAATGTTGGCGAAGCAGCATCAGAATCAAGGGTAAAGATACCAGTCTGAGCAATCTTAAAGTTGCTATTGCTAGTGCTATATTCTACAATAATATGGGATGCTGTTGCAGCAGAGTCTGCTTTAGCACCAGTCCAGTAACCAGCATCAGAGTCATAATAAACTGGATCGCCTACACCAAGAGCGGATGGAATATCAGTTCCTGCTCTA